ATGAAAAAAATAATATACTTAATAACACTTTTAGCACTATTACTCGTAGCATGTGGAAAAGATGAAAAAAGTTTTAACTTCACTGTTGATGAATACGAGTCTACTTTGAAAAGCATAATTGATAAAAATAAAGGTAATTCTTTTATTGAGATGAAATCCAAAACATTAGTTGACGATAACTATCAAATCGAGCTAGCGAAAGGTATTACAATCGTTGTAAAAGTAAACGATGATAATAAAGTAACTTCTGTGTATGGTACAGCGTCATCTGATGCATTATTAGTCTACAACAAAGAATTAAAAATTGCTTACCTAGCATTAATTAAGAGTGTTGATGGCAGCCTTGGAACAATTCAACAGTTTACAGTATTTGAGAAGCTAGGTATCACAGGGGATAGTAAAATGCTAGATCATTCAGGAACTTATAATCTTAATGATGTTTCTTATGTATTTAAGGGAGACATTGAAAATAATACGCTTATCTTAAAAGCAGAACCAAAATAAGTCACTCAAATGAGTGCTTTTTTTATTATATACTTTCCAACAATCACTTAATAAAATAGTTATAATGAAAAGTGTCGAATAATTAGAGTTACGAGAAAATACGTTCTAGATCAAACTGTAGGGTTTAGTAAGTAAAATTATTAATAATACCGTTACGGCGAAATAAAATTATTAAGGAGTAAAAAAATGAATACAGTTTCTTATAAACACTTTCGAAGTGAGCTAAGACGTTTAGAAAGATTATATTTATTAACAATATATTCTTATGAAGAAAATTCAAAAAAAGTAAAAATAGATTTAGAGGAAGGAAACGTAAAATTAGGGGATGAATTATGGTATAAGGATAAAATTATTTCAAGGTCTCCTAGAGAATTGGAGAAAAACTTGTCAGTTAATTATCCTTTTATGTTAAGAGAATCGCTTCTTATACGTATAGTTTCAATTATAGAAATTTATTTCCAAGATGTCTTAAAAGAAATTAGTATCTTGAACAAGAATCCCTTTAAAGATCCTAGAGTCAAAGAATTAAAAGTTGCTAGCATTTTAGAATTTACATTAGATGATTTAGAAAAAATAAAAGAGGAAATTGTAGAAGAAAAAATCCGAAAAGTTGTTTTAGGTGGTATATCGAGTATTTACAAATTTATCGAAAATACTTTAAAGGTTAATTTTGATTCTAAGATTATAAATTTAATCACGTTAGAAAAATTATTTGATAATAGGCATTTATTAGTACATGCTGGCGGTAAAATTGATAGTGTTTATTTAAAAAAATATCAGATGGGTAATAAATATTTAAATAAAAAGTTATGTATAGACGAAGAATATTTTCTAAACTCTTTGAACGAAATTTCTCAACTTATTCTTGATTTAGATGAAAAAATAATTTCGAAATTTGATTTTAAAATGCTTAAAGAAAAACAAGTAAGTGAAACTGAAGTTTTAAGATATTATGAAATTCAATTCAAATCTTCATCAAATGCTGAACTTTTTCTATCTGAAGGCTATAGATTTGGTTTTACAAAGACCTTTAGTTTTAGTGATATAGCAGAAAAAGAAATAGAAATTATTGATGAAAATAAATTTATATATAGATTAAAATTAAGCGGAGAAAAGGAAATCGTAGGTACATATCTAGGTGTCATGAGACATAAAAGTAGAAAAGGTGAAATAGTATCAGTGAATAAACTATAGATCGTTTAATGTAAGGGATTTATTTTTAAAAGGAACCCTTCTTAACTAACAATTGGTAAAGACTAAGCTCACATTCACATGTGAATGCTAGGTCTTTACCTATACCTTTTAATTATTAATTATCGTTTTCGTCTTTGTTGGATGGTAATATATAATCCTACTAAACGATCAGTGGTCATTGCTCCACTTTGTAAATCCTTCAAATGTGAAGCTTGAATAATACCATCCTTTACAGCCCGTGCGATATAATTTTCAGCCTCTGTTTTCAGAGTTGGTGAACCTGGATTCCAATTTGTCATTTTAATTTCCTCCTTTTTGTCTTCCACAATTAATTGAACTTTCATTTTGCTGTTGCTTGGTACGATTACTTGTCCTTCAAGCTTGTAACCTTTAGGAATACCCCAACTTGACTTAACTTCAAAGTGAGGCCGGTCAATGTTCCCTATCCAATCACCGCCCCATGTAATACCTAGCTTACGTGCGATAGCACCAATTCGATTGAGCGTTGTCACATCATATAACGTTTGTGGAGGACCAACTGCGATATCCCACGCTAGACGTGACTTGTGATTACTGTTTAAAGTCCATGTAACAATTTGTCCTGATCGTGTTCGCCCTTGTGCATATAGGTAATTTTGGCGTTCCTGGGAGCGATATGTTTCAGTAATGAAGATGTTCTTAATACCTGCTTTAAAGCATTCTTGGAACAATAATCGGCATGCTGTTTGTGCAGATGGTAAAAGTTCTGCAAGATCTCGACATGTAGTTGTTACGCTTGTCATTATTTATTCGCCTCCTCTTTCGACTTCAACTCTTTGTCAACGTCTTTCCCAGCTAATTCATTGAGAACTTCATTCGTAAATTTCTTTTCTGATTGATTCTCAATGACTTTTAATTTTTCAGCTAACTGTTGAGGCACCAATACGTCAAGTTGCGCCATGTTTTCTACAATTGACAAAGCCTCGTTTGCTATATAAAAAAGTACCGTCGCAAATGTGAGTGTCCCATTTAACGACAGTACTTGATCGATTATGTTTGCTGTAATGATAACGATTAGAATCAATAACTTACGAGCATACCCGAATAACGATTTACGGCTCCACAGGTTACCGTTTTTAATGGCTTTAAAAATACCAGTAATAATGTCTATTCCCATTAACAAAAGCAATAGGTGTAAAAATTTCACTCCACCAAATAAATATAAATGCGCTACTTCTAAATAATCCAAATCCATTCCTCCCATAATGTCACTCCTTATTTTTGCATAATAAAAGCCCTCCATTCTGTGGAAGGCATGTTTTAATTCTTTTTTTATTTTCTTCTTATCGCGAGGAAATTATCTATAGCTTCTAATATAGCTAGCGTAAAAGTAAACAGTAATATTTTTTTATCCAATACAAGTTGCAAATCTCCATTATTTTTTGTAATTTTTATATTCGGTATAAAGCTTAAGACAGTTTCAACACCATATATATTACAAGCTAAAATTATAGCTAAACATACGTAAAAAACAAACTTAGTAAATCTAACTAAAAATTGCATTATTAACCCTCCTAATCTTTTTTTACCTATCATAAACAGATTAAGAGTTTTTAACTACCTTTCAAATGCGCTATAATGGCTTACCTATTTTTCACCAATAAAAATAACGCTAAGCTTCGCTCGCGTTTCTCTTAAAACATATTTGCATACTCACTCCATGACAGTACATTTAGTTCTTCTTGCTTTGAATATAGATAATCAAGCATGTTTTTAAACTTTTCTGTTGGATAATTCATCTCCTCTGTATTTACATCTTCTACTTTATGAAGTAGGAAAATCACCGTTGCCCCTGTTTCTATTACATAATCAATCGCAGTTATAAATGTGTTTTCTTCTACATTGTTATATAGAATGACCGTTTTAAGCAGATGTGGTTGAATTGGTGGAAGAATTTCATATTCTTCTCTTATTGACCTTCCTAATTTATAGTTTTTCATGACCTCTAAAACGTCATTATTATAACCGCCATAAGGATACGCTACAAAATCAGCAGTTCTGGAAAATCCATTGGATATTAACCATTCCCTACAAACGTCCAATTCTGCCTGAATACGATTTATTGACAATGTTGATAAATCTTGATGTGTAACAGTGTGATTAAACAAATCCCACCCATAATTATATAACTCTTTTAATTGTGCTAAATTCATATATCCCGTTGTACCTACTGAACCACTAATGACACCGACTGATCCAACGAATCCTCTAGCCAACATAAGGGGAAAAGCGTTCGTATATTGAGAAATAAAACCATCATCAAAGTGAAGCAATACATTTCCTTTTGATTTTCTGTTGATGTAGATTCCATCAAATACGACAAATGTATGATCGCCAGTAACACTAATTTGTAATGTTGTAATAGTATTATTAAGACTTTCATTTCCAACAACATTCAATTTAGAAAGAGGTATCATGACCTCATTCCATCCACTAATCACTTTCCATTTTGTCGTTTTCCAAGAAAGATAGCTGGCCATATTATCAACTGAAGATAATCTCAATTCAATATTAGAAAGCTTGTTCACATCTTCTACGTAGAATCGTATCATCATTGTTTTGGTTTTTGATAAGTTAAATTGTACTGATCTTAGTCTACTCGCTGATGTAGTATTGGCATCATTTGTAGTTACTTTGACAGATGACTGTCCGACTTTAACATGTTCTGTATCTTGTGAAACTACTCCATACCACAATAGCCATCTTGAGAAGTCTGTCATTAATCTTCCCTGGTTAATGGTTTCTTTAGACTGTAGATTTCCCGATGTAATAGCTGCAAATCCACCCTTGTCACCATCCCAATATTGCGGTATGACTGCGCCAACTGCATCACGAATCAGCTTCTTTTTTGTAAAATCAACACCTTCACCACCTGGTATTATAAAAGTTTGCTTTACATCATCCCAATACTGACTAGGTATAGGGCTTCCAGATGCATCACGGATTAACTTTACTTGATTAAATTTTGTCACATTATCACCTTCTGTAGTTTGTTAATGGCATCCGTTTGCATTTTATTTGTGTAATCTTTAATTTAAATCGAGGATAGTCTCTACCTTCGTCTATTGTCCATACCGTATCAAAATCCCATCCTTCGAATGTTGATTGTGTTTGCATTTCTGTAGTTGTATGTGCTTCGGTGTGAGTTTCTGTTACTTGCTTCCAGAAATTTGACCATACTTCACCTGTTATAGGTTGTGCCCTATAATAAGGTTTTGGCCACCATGAAGGAGGACCTGTACCATTCCATTCAGGCTCCCAATAATCACGATCTTTATCGGATTGGTATTTGTAATTTACATATAATTTATTATCCGTACCTCTTATAAACATTCCTTCAACATAATTTAAATCGCTAGTCCACCCCCGCATAGTAACACCTAACGATACATCACAATAACAGGAAATTATTTCAGCACCGTAATTTTCGGAAAAAACATACAACTGGTTCTTACTGCGTGACGAATAGTTATAAATCTCTACACTTGTATAACAATTCTCAACATTACCACTATATAGAACGTAAGCAAATGTACCAGCCAATATATACATATCATCTGGCTTATTTTCATCTTGTACGCCACTAATTTTTCCTGTAACATAACAATCTTTTATAACAGCATTGGAATAGCAGACAAATCCCCCAGCATGTCCTGCTGTTATATCTACATTAGCAGAGCATTTATTTATTATGGTCCCTGTACCAGCTGAACTTACTAGACCACCTGTATTACTGCGTACATTTGTGCATTCAATTTTACCTGTTACATGGCAATTGGTAATTGTACAATCGTTTGTTTGTGATACTAAAATAGCTATCCAGCTATATAACGTGTTAGTAATATACGCATTTTCCATCGTGATATTTAAAAGTGTTGCTTCTATTGCTGAGCTGATAAAAGCTGGACCTTCAATATCTTCAGTGATTGTTAAATTACTTATCGAATATCCACCACCATCATAAGTACCACAAAACGCTTTACCTTGACCACCTATTGGTAACCATTCAGCACCTGATAAATCGATATCCGCCACTTGTTTATAATAATACTTAGGGTTTTCATTATTTTTATTCCTCACATCGATAAGGTCTTGTACAGTTTTAATTAAAAATGGGTTATCTTTTGTACCAGTTCCACCACTAAACATCATCCCCCTCTCCTTCTTCTTCAGTTCCCTCTTGACACATGGCTTGTACACTTATATCTACATTTCCGCTTTCCAAGCCTATCAAATTAATTTTAACGCCTATATATTTCTCTTCTGCATCTTTCATTAATTCCCATTGTGCTGCTATTGGCTCTGCTTGCTCTACCTGGCCAATCCCCGTAGTCACACTAATTACTTCATCATAGGAAGTTGTAAAAAGAAATTCAGCCCCTTCACTATCTGCTGATACAGTTTCTGACTCTAAATAATACGTTGGTCCAAGTAAACCAGGGTCAACAATCTCATCATTTTGTGCTGTAAATCTAATAGCATACCAAGCTTGCCTGTGCTTTGATGAGTCAAATTCTGATGGTGGTTTTTCAAGAATGCTAATAACCATGTACATCACGTTTCTACGCGGGAAAGTCCAATCCTTGATACTCTCGTATGACCTGACAGTTCTTATACCTTTACTGTTGTAAGTACGTATACTAACGTAATAAGAACGATATTTTCTTAATAACTTCAAGCGTAATCCATTATGTTCGAGTAATGCTTTATAAAATATTTCTGCTTGAATAGCATTTAATGAAGGACTAGCAGGTACTGACACACCATTTAATTGTAAACAATTCACTTCTCCAATACGTAACTCGAAAAGAGGTTCAAATGGTATCTTTTCGAAAGCAACTCCATACATCACATTCTTATGAACAGTTGGATCAAATTGTGAATTTGGAACTTCTGAAATAGAAATTAATAAGTATTCTGCACCTTCACGCGGTAGTTTCCAATTGGGCAACTGATCTCTTATCGTTTCGTAATCGTACACAAATGGAACACCATCGGAGCCGAACATCACAATATTTATTTTATAATTACTATATTCAGGCCTTAATGATAATTTAATACCTCCGTACTCTTGCATCAGGTGATATTTTAACTTGACAGAAAAATCATCAAGCTCTAGATTTTCCCCTTCTGTGTCAATTAATAAGCTACTGTTGCCTAACATGTTGTTCTTACCAATTTTAAATTCACGTAACGGGGCAATATAAACTTTATTGAATTTCACTGCATAATCTCTTACTTTATGAATCTCTGGATTAAGTTGTTCGAGAGGCACTTCACTTATGGTAATACTGATTGCTTGCATTTTAGGTTTTGGAAATGTCCAGTTACTCATGACATCAGCTATTTTCTCAAGTTTGTATTCTTCATATTGATTGTCCTCATACCATTCACTAATGTACACGTGGTACTCACTGTATTGTGGCTTAACCTTTAAAGACATACCTTTTAGTTCACCTTGGATATAATAATCAATAGAGGTAGATATATTGTCAGGTAAGATTTCTTCCTCGCCAAGTTCGATTCCATCAAGAGCCATACAATTGATTTTGCCCATTTGCCAGCTCTGCAAAAAGTAATTTAAGGTAGGGTCTTCTTTCTCTTCATATCCCTTATCTTCATTCATGACATTCACAATATCACGTATAACTTGCCCTACATCCAACTTCGGTACTTCTTTAAATAAAGGATTATAGCGTTTACCTACGATACGTTCCGTTGCATCAATGGCTAAATCTGTATCAACCATGCGAACGGTATCCCCTAACTCAGCTGAAGCAATTTCTTGCTGTTGAGAGCCAGACATTTTACTAAAATCGATAATGTCTACTTCATGTGCATATTCAAACGAAAAATTTTCATCCAAATCAATTTTTTGCGTAATCGATTGAATGTTTTTCCCTACCTCTAACTTAAGGTTTTTATTGGCACCACGTCTGTTATGAATCGTAATGACAAACTTGTTATATTCAACTTCTAACCCATTTTGGCGTGCAAATTCATTAATGCGACTCCTACCACCTTTAGCGCTTGGCCTATAGTAATAATAACCGCCTGCTAAATCAATAATCTGAAATCGGTTCATGCCCCAGCATTGTGAAATGATACTCCGTGGTGAACCCTCATAAAATTCTTCTTCATCTTCTGCTACAAATGGCGCTTCCGATGGATTATTTAACACATAACTTACATGCTCAAGCATCAGCTTAATTGCTTTACTTCGATCACGCTGCTTGTCTACACCCGCAATAATAAAATAATCCCCATCCATTTCCACTAAATTAGGGTAGTGTAAAAAAGAGGGGAATATATTTTCAGCCATCTGTATGTCAGCAGTGTATTGGTCATTGATGACTTCATAAATCTCTGCATTAATAACATTTTCAAGCGTACCGATAAGCGATAGATTGCTATGATTTAAAACTTTAATATCGTAACTCATACAGCCACCATATCAGGTGAACAACGGAACGTTGCCCAAAATAACCCGTCATCCACGATACGCTCAAAATCTTCACTAGAAATAAACTTGGCCATATATGCCCACTTTGAATCTTCATCAAAAATTAATCGCTCTTTCTGTGATGATTTAAAATAACCACGTAAAGCCCGACAAGCATCATAATAGGTTTGACCTGGCAACGGTGTAAGTAGGAATTGTATGCGAATTTCAATATCACTTTCACTATCATCAGCCACTACTACACTGCCGCTAACCTTCGGTAATTTAATAAACGAATCACTAAATTCACCAAAAAGGGGCCTTTCGGTGTCCATAACCTCAAGCCCCAATTGTGAACAATGTATTCCTTTAAATGTGATGTCACACATTCTATTTCCCCTTTCGATCACGTTGCTGCTGCTCATAAATTTGACGTGTAATTTTCTTAACATCAGCTTCTTCGCGAATAATAAATTGTGCGCCTTCTAACATGCGTTCATAATTATTATGAATTATTTGTGGTTCTTGTCGTCCTCCACCCGCTGCATCAAATATTGCTTTACCAATTGCACCTAACACTCGCTCATTAAGAGGTAAAACGGCTTCTGGACCAGCTTCTCCTACCCCGTGCAATCTATTTCCTGTATTAATCAACGTTGGCTTATTAAATACGCCACCTTTTGCATGCCATTGAATATCGATTTTAGGAAGCCCTTCACCGAACCAATCTAATGGATTGATAGAGCCCTTAATACTAAATTTAGGCTTCTTGAGCTTTGGCCAATTAAAATCAAATTTAAAGAATCCCTTTATAGCATCTATTGCTTTTTTAACGGCATCCTTTGCTTTGTTTATTGGTGTCTTAATGGCTGAATAAATAGAATCCCATTTTTCTTTGACCTTCCCAAGCAAATCACCGAATGAAAAGAATCCTTTGATTTTGTCGACAACAGTCTTAGCAACATCGGAAATTTTTGACCAGATATTCGAAAAGAAGTTAGAGACACCTGTAAAAATTTCAACTGTCTTACGTTTTATTGCGTCCCAGTTTTCGACAATCGTTTTTACTAATATGCCAACTGGTCCCGTAACGACAGCAAGGATGGTTTTCCAGTTTTCCTTCAGGAAGTCGACTATAGCGCCACCAGCTTTTTTAAAAACGCCAACAATAAAATCCCATAAATCTGTGAAGAATTCTGCTATAGAATCCCAGTTTTCAATAATTAACGGAACGGCTATGGTTAACGCTGTGACCGCGATACCAATCGGTCCTGTTAAAGCACCAAAAGCAAGTCTTAAAGCTGGTAATACTTTCGAGGCTAAATTAGTAATGACAGGAATGAGTTTACCTAAAATCGAGGCAAAGCCAGCACCACCCTTTCCACCACCAAATAAGGTGGTTATGGTGTATACTGCTGGGCTGAGTGCGGTAAATGCACCTACTAATGTGCCAATAGCACCGACAATAGCTACAATGGTAGACGTTAACACTGGGTTTTCTTTTGCGAAACTAGCAATACTCGATATTACATCGGCAATAACACCTAACAACGGTTCAAGTGCTTCTTTTACATCTGATACAGCTTGTCTCAACTCTGTCATTGGATCAGCATTGACTTGCTCCGCCATTTTGTTAATTTCTGCTTGACCATCCGCAACACTAATCTGTCCATTAGCCACATCATCTAGCACACTAACAATTGCCTCGCCCTGGTCTTCCCACATAGTCCCGAAAATTTCAACGCCAATCGTTTCACGTAAAGTAGCATCTTCGATTTGGGATAACCATTGTGCCATTTCAGAAAATGCCTTTGAACCTTCTTCGCCACCTTTTGCAATTGCTTTCCCCCATCCCTCTAACTGAGAGAATAAGGCTTGTACAGCAGCACTGTCAGGAGGGTCCTTCGCTATCGCTAACTTTTCGGCATTCATAGCTTTAAATGAATCTAATTCAGCTTTGTGCGCTTCTCTTACAGCATCCATTTCATCACTTAATCTCTCATTAAGTGCTTCTTTACGATTAGTATGTTCCTCTTGAAGTGCCGATAATTTCTCCTGATTCACTTCTCGTAACGCATCAATCTGTGCCTTATTAGATTCACTAAGTACCTTTAATTCCTCTTGTTTGCGTTGTTGAAAAGCTTCTTTTTGAGCGTTATGCCGTTCTTGCAAGGCTGCTTTTTCGGCTGCTTGCATTTCTTTTAATGCATTTTTCCGCTCATCAAATCCACTTTTTAACGATTCTTTTTCGTTTGCAATTTGCTCCGAAAGTTGCTCTTTTCGAGTCTCAGTCTCTGTTTTAAGCGCTTCTTTTTTAGAATCCGATGCTTCTTTTACTGAATCCTTTTGACCTTTTAAAACTTCAATTTGTTCTTTGCGATCTTCTCTGATTTTTTCAAGACGTAACTGTTCTTCAAAATTGCGTAATTCTCGCATTGCATTCTGGCGATCAGCGTTCGTTTTCGCATTATTTACACGTAAGTTTAGTTCAGCACGTTTCTGTGCGTTCTCTTGTTTCTTAATGGCTTTATCTTCAGCTTCGGTTTTAGCATTTAATGCATCTATTTTATTGTCTAAGGCTTTTAACTGATTATATTTTTCTTCATCAATGAGCTTCATTCGCTCTTTGTATTCTTTGTCTATGAGCTTTATTTTTGCTTGAGAGTTTTTCTCAAAAATTTTCAGCTCTTCTTGTTGCGCCTTTTCTAACTGACGTAACTGTTCTTGCTGATTTTTAGTTAATGTCTCAGTTTCAGCAGTTAATCTCTTTTCCAATGCTTTTTGTTGCTGTTCATAGCTTTTAACCGTGGCATCATAATTAGCACTTAATTTCTTTTCAAGTGCTTTCTGTTGTTGGTCATAACTCTTCGATACAGCATCATACTCTTTTTGAAGCAGTTTATCTAAAGATTTTTGTTGTTGAGCATGACCCTTGGAGATGGACTTCTCTCGATTACTTAGCGATTTTGCTAGGGCATCTTCTTGTTTAGAAAAGTTGGCTTCCATCGCGGAAAGTTGCTCATCTGACATTTTTTGTGTATCCCCAACAACATCACGAATGGCGTCTTTCATGGATTCTTTCAATCCGTTGCCCATTTCAACAGCGCGAATACGTCCTTCTTTCAAGCCATCTAGCAAGTTATCGATATTCCAGCTTTTTTCTTGAGCAGCTCTCGCTAAGATGGTTTCAATCTCCTTAGCATTGTAGCCCGCTCGTTTCAGCTGTCCGCCATATTCGCTGATAATATCAAGCTGTTCAGGAGGGAAACCGATTTTCAATAAACGACTAATTAAGTTGGTTGCCTCGATATTGGATATACCAAGCGCTTTGCCAACTTCGTTCGTTTCTTGAATCAGTTCAGTAAAATCGATCCCACTATATGCTCGGGTAATGACAGCTGCACCATTTACAACTTCTTGATTAGCCTCATCTGTAGCATCTTTATTTAAAGCCCATTGCCTACGAACTCCTTCGAGTGAGGCTTCTCCATCAACACCGTACGCTTCTACATCTCGCACAGCCTGTCTAACGGTTTCCCTTGATGATTCAGGTACATCAAAAGAAATCTTAATAGATGTATCCAAACTAGCGCTTTCTAATGCTGCTGATACTGCTGTGCCTACGCCAATAGCCGCAGTCGCTGCACCTGCCATAGACTTTAAACTATCCGCAAGACCATTCACTTCTTGTTCGGCTTCATTTGCTTCTTGTCCCAATCGAGCTAAATCTTGTCGAACTTGTTCAACAGAAGAACCGCTGTCTAACGATCGAATGGATGCTCGCAACTCTGTTATATCACGACCTGCATTTAATGATGAGCGTGCGATTTTATCGAATGCAGTATCTAATTGTTTTGCACTGGCAGAACTATTTTGGATAGCTCTTGTTAAATCTCGCCCCAATAAATCAGAAAAATCACCAACCGATTGGCCAGTGACTGAAAATAAATTTTGTAATTGTCGTAAAGACTCCGTTTGATCAGCCTGAGCTTGCTTAGCACGTTGTAATGCTTGTTCTGTTCCTGTTATGGCATTGGCTGCTTGTTGTTCAGCAATTTGATTACGCTTAAGCTGTTCCTCTAGTTTTTTGGCTTCCTCTGAATTTTCACCCCATAGATTTTTTGCACGTGCTAAAGTTGCTGTGGTTTCTTCTGTTTTACGCTTTGCCACTTCATAAATTTGTTGTAAACCACTCATTTTCGCCTCTAACTTTTCAGTCTCAGAAGCATTGTGTTTCATCTGTTCTTGTTGGAGCTTCATCTGTTGACGTAATGATGTGGTTTCTTTGTTCATTTCCGTCATTGATTTATTAAATTCTTGGTTAAATGCCTTGAAGGTTATTTTGACTTCGTTGTTATTGTTAGCCATATACTCACTCTCCTATCAGGCTATTACTCCATCCATCAAATGCCAGTTTATTTGCATAAATACGCTCTACTGTTGCGATTGGAGCATGCCAAAAGGTTTCGGGGTCGATGCCTGCTATTAATACGTAGAGTGTGTAAAGGTCCTCCACATGCTTGATGACTAGCTTTGGTGGTGTTGTTTTTTTTTGGATTTTTTCGTTTGTTTGTGTAAAGCTTTAGCAAATTCATTCGATTCACTCATTAATCCAACAATCAAATTAGCATAAAGTTGGATTGTATCTGTTAATGAATAATGGTACATTTCTAAAAATTCATCAAAGGATAATCCAAGATTTTTATTGGCGCCAATTGCAGCTAAATAAATAACAGCAATTAATTTTTGCTCATCAAAAGCATTTAATAATTCAAGAGAAGCTTCTTCATCAGATTGAGTAATAAGCGTTTCAAGTCCCTTTATTTTCAGTAAATCTTCAAACAGACTCGATTCTAACAAGCCTGTATCATAACCTTTTTTCACGGCAGCGTTTGTTAAAAAGGCTGGGTGTATTTTCTTGTTAACAAATCGCTTTTCAAATTCACCATCAACCTCTACAACTTCTACCTCTTTTAACTCTACCTTTTGAATTTCCATGTGATTCTCCTCCATCTATTCAAAAATAAAACACCTCCAATTCGGAGGCTTTGGTTTGGATTAAAGCTTGATTAAAAGTAATTCTAGTAAATGAAAAGAAAGCATATTGAATAAAGATTGTTCAACATGCTTTCTTTTTTGGCAATTTAGTATTAAGTTTTTTATAAAAAAGTTTGAGGGTTTTTAGCAGCTCTTTTTCAACTAAAGCACCCCGTTAGCCATCCATGAAGCGCAAAAATCTGCTCTTCACCACAGAAAATGAAAGATGATTAAGTTCTTTCATGGGAGTTGAAGTAATCTAACGCTTTTTTTTGCAAATAATAAAAGCAATAAATCACTTGCATATTATTCATTTAACTGATAAAAAATCTATGGGAATTTACGAATCTATTTGTAACCGTAAACTACTTACTTTGCCTTTGGAATTTCTTCATAAGACTTTCAATTAGTGGTAACCTTATAAACTTTGGTAAAAATCGTACTAACCCTTGAAAAATAATACTATTCGTCATTCCTGGTAATAAGGAAGTCTTAACTCCAAGAGAACTAAGAGTCAAAATAGCGACTTTTTCGGGTTCCATAAGGCCGGGTGTATTAATTCCTGAACGTTCTTGAAATTTAGTATTCATTGCTCCGGGACATACGGTTAAAACATCAACATTGTACTTTTTTAACTCTTGCGATATAGTTTCCCCAAAGTTTAACAGTGCTGCTTTACCTGCTGAGTAAACACTCCATAATGGCACAGAGGTATAAGCAACTGCAGAAGAAACTAAAATGACTCCACCCCGACCACGTTTAACCATCTCATTAACAAAAAAATGTGTAAGTGCCATAGGGGTTTTTAATATGGTTTCAAGCAGTTTACTTTGATTCTCCCAATCTTCACAATGAAATTCCCCAGTAATGCTATAACCGGCATTGTTGATCAATAACCCTACCTCTAATGGTCGAGTCACTTTTTTAATTTCAGAAATAGAATCTGAAGTTGATAAATCCGTCGCAATTGTTTTGACTTGAACATGATATTGATTCCTGATCATTTCTTTGGTTTGTAAAAGAGTCCTCTCGTCACGTGCAACTAATACTAAATGAACCCCCTTTTCTGCTAATAAGTGAGCAAATTGATATCCCGTTCCTGATGTAGCACCAGTTATAACTGCCCATGGACCATATTTTTTTATAAAATCATCCAATATAACACCTCCTGAGTAAATACTCAACATAGTTCAAAAATTCCCCACTCCATTTATCTCCTTCTCCTTTAAAGACGGTACCACTGTTATCATTATTACAAGATGCTAACAGTAACGAGAAACTCATAAAGTATTAAATCGAAAACCACCTTTACTAATTTTCCCAATAAATATATAAGTTCTCCTAAGAATAAATAAATCCTTCTTCAACTATTCTGCTTCGTTAGTTTAAGTAAATTTCTTCACATTCTTTTTTACAAACCTACAATAGGCGGTGCTCATTAAGGTGTATCTGGTTCAGTTTTTTCAACTAATTTTCGTGTGAAGTTTGTATGCCAAGTTTCTGTAATTTCTGGTTCTTCTAACTCAGCTGTAATCGCCTCATAGTAGAATTGGCCATGTGCATCAGCAACTGCACTAAATGCTAGTTCAAGCATCGCTAACTCTTCTTGGGACGTATCAATGTTGATGGTAAAACCACCCGCATTAGATGCTTTAGGGAATGCGATTAATTTTGTAAGGTCCTCAAATTCATCTACCACATCAGCTGTAAATACAAAGTCTTTACCTAATGAATTAGAGCCATAACTATAGATACCAGGCTTTAAATCCTCATTAGATAAACCGAAATAGTCACGTAATACTTGTACAGGTACATGGGCACTAACTGTTACATTTAGCTTTAATGTAACGGTTTTCTCCGCAATTGTTGCACGACCACATTTTTTCGATAATACGGTTGTCTCAGGTTCAGATGCAATCGTACCCACACAACCAAATTTTGTACCTGGTTCTTGTTGGTTTCCTTTCATAAATTGAATCGATGCGTTTTTGATATTCCACGCATCAAATTGCTCAATTACTTGTTTTGTCATTATAAGCCCTCCTCTATTAATTCTTCTAATGCGCCATGTAATTTCTCTAAAATTTTAGGCGTTGATTTCTGTAATGAACGATCACTAAAATGCTGTGCCCAGGGATTCGATGGTCCTCGACCTTCATCAGGGAAAACCAAGTAACCAAAACTACCTTTTTTATTGGCAGCTCCTCCCTTTGTTTTCACAACAAACCCCAAATTATGGTCCTCACTTGTTGACCAATTACTTTCTTTCGCGTGTCTCTTATTAGCAACATTTGAAACGGGTAAAAGATTGGACATTTCTTTTGTAGCAATCGCAATAGCATCCGTGTGTAGTACCTGGTTAATGGCTTTCTCAGCTCGACCGGGTAACGCCTTAATTTTTTCTTCCAAAGATGTTAAATCGTTAAATTCAACTAGTGACCTCATAATTCAACACACCCAGTCACAATTTTACGTTGATACAAAAATACAACTCTATCAACATAGTTATCCGTATCTTTTCTTTTTAATCTTTGTTTTTGAGTACGTTTCAAAGACATGCGAGGTAAGTTAGAAAGTTCTGTAATAATATCAATCGTACGTTCGTCAATGTCGTCACGGTTTTCTGAATAGTAATAGATAACTACATCTTGACTGATAGACTTATTATCATCATTTTTATTCATGTCACCTGTTTCATAAACAAAGAAATGATAGTTCTTTTTCTTAAACTGAGTTTCTTCATCCTCTGCTAGATCATCCTCAAAAACAGGAATATCAAAGGTGTTTAACGCTGTAAGTAAAGCGTCAATCTGTTCCTGCATCTTGATTTTCGATTTGCTCATGTGCTCCCACCTCCTGCAAATAAAAATAGAGATACATCTTTTCACGGTCACTATCTACCTTTATGACATCGTACTCTATGCCTTCTACAATGACTTTCAATTTACTTTTATCAAATTTGCGTAATTGAGGAGGACAGAGCGTGCGAATTTTCAAGCTTAAAACAGCACTTAATACTTTTGCCATTTCATAATCTTCATCACGACACGACATTTCTTGATAAGCAAGCCGACCCATTGGAACAAATTTTTCACCGATTCGTTTTCTCTTCGCGGACCGCCCAGTTTCCTTTGTGCCATATTGAATATAACCATCGTTTAAAACATCACGGATCTTCTTGTTCACCATCAACAGCCCTCTTCTCTAAGGCGACATGTAGTATTAGACGCTTGAGTTCATCTGCAAAATTCTTCTCAAATTCATCCGCTGCATTATTGTAAACATAACGACAACGCTCGAGGAGTAGCTCTGTTTCCCATTGATCCAATTCAAAAGAAAAAGCCTTACTCGTTAATTTTTCTAAGTAAGACTTTGCTCTATTAATGATACGTTCTAATTCAGCATCTTCATCATCCCAAGTAATTCGTAAACGACCTTTTAATTCTTTAAGTAATTCAGGCATGGTTATACACCGCTTTTTAATGCATTTTCAGCTTCAATAGCTTCCTCTTTACCTTTTACTTTAGTGCCGTTAGAAAGCTCATAATAGCCTTTTCCTGTGTGCTTTGGAAACTCTGACACTTGTTCTCTCGGTTCTTCCTGCTCGTTAACCGTAACTTCTGCTAGATAGATTTTTTTGTACTTAGGATGCACACCCGTTAAAAAGTACACACGTTCCTCAGCTGCCGTAAAGCCATCAGCTGGATATGTGTCACCAGCTTTATATATATGGCCATTGTGTTCAAGCGCTTTAAATAGATTTACTACTTTTGCTGTAATCATGTTCATTTCCCTCCCAATTTAATTAAGGTGTGTCTGGTGTATTTGTAGTGGCTGTGTTGTTGATAGCCATATTTGTAATATCAAATACGATGAACGAATCATTATCAAGTGGACGACCATTTGTTAATTGACGAGTTAAATATAAACGTTGATCTTCAATTAAGCGTAATACGTCAGTAGATTCTAATTTTGTTTCACCAGCTACCCCCATGAAATAATCTTTCGGTTTACCGGATATCATTGTATTCAATGGGACAGCTGGCGATTGAATGATTTCCAAACCAGGAATAGCAAAATTATTATGTGTCCAGGAACCGTCATCGCGTTGCTTTGCCCCATACGCAAATAATTTTGTCGCATAATCGAACGGGTTAATGATTAATGATACGCCCGTATAACTACGAGTACCGCCTTTTGTTGTTGGTGCCAAGATTTTTTCACCGATTTCTTGCGGTGTGAAAACATTCAAAGTTACTTTAGCCTTATCTGGATATGCGCCATCCACAATAGCACCTGCTAAATTTTTAATCATACCGATTGGTTGTTTTTTACCGGTCCCTTTAACAATGACATTTTCTAACTCTGTTGAAATAACTTCTGTTAAAAATGCACGTACATAACGATCTAACCATTCAGGTCCAAGTTCGAACATTGCTTTGCAGACAACTAAAAAGCCAGAAAGTTTATACATACCTTGCTCAATTGTTTCAAATCCGTGGTCAACCATTTCTTTGATTTCATCGCACACATCTCCCCAGAAGGCTGTTGTGGCCCCTTCTTTACGCACTACCCATTGCGTAGTTGCACCGACGCGCTGAAAATTAACGCGAGACAATAATGGATGGTCCATTGCTAAATCTTCGAATACGCGTTCATATACAGTTGGTGGTACAAATGTAGCTACACCGTCAAATGATTGCACATCAATTGCAGCGTTATAAAATTTCTTTTCCTCTGTCGTCAATGTACGTATGCCTCGTGATGCTAATACAGCATTGTCCCATTGTTGCTCGTTTGCACGATTGGCCTCGCGAATTGTCGTGTTCATTAAATCTTGGAAATGTAGCATATTACTTTCATAATTTTCAACAATTCGAGCTGCAACTTCGTTCGGATCAGCACTTTCAAATGCTGCTTTTAGAGCAGCCACTTGAGCTTCTTTATTTTCGATAACTTTTGGTTCATTATCTAAATTTTTAATACCTGTCATATAAATGACCTCCTATTTTTGAGTAAAATAAAAACGCCTACTCATCTGAGTTGCGTTGGAAATTTGTTAAAATATTTTGTTTTGGCGCTGGCTCTTGTTTAAATCGAGCAAGAACGCTATTTTTAAATGCTTCTGCATCTGTTTTGGTTTTGTCGTCATCGGCTAAGTCTTTCACAATTGAAGTTGAGGCGAAGCCAATTGCAAAAGCTTCATCAGCAGTAAACCATGTCTCATTATTGACCATCTGCTCGATTTCTTCACGCTCTACTATTGCCTTCGTCATATATATGTCTACCAAAGATTTATCGAGCTTAGATAATAACTCAGCTTCTTTTTCTAAATCTTTTTTAGTTCCCCAAATACCTGTAGATGCTTCGTGAATCATCAACATTGAGCCTGTATTCATTACAAGTTCATCCGCTGCCATCGCTATAATAGATGCTGCAGAACATGCCCAACCATCTACAATGATTTTTACTTTGGCATCGTGGTCCTTTAAGCGATTGTAAATAGTGATACCGTCAAAAGCATCGCCACCAGGACTGTTAATACGGACCGTAATGTTTTCAGTCGTTACATCTTTTAATAAGGCGTCAATGTCACTTGCTGATATAGAGTCGTACCACCAGCTTTCACCGATGTCGCCATAGATGACAATTTCAGTTGTGGATGCGTTAATATTTTTCGCTGAAAGTTGTTTTTTAATTTCCGGGATTTGTTCAGCATATTGTTGATTTTTAAATTGCTTAAAACGATTTTTCATTTTAAGTTTCACCTCCTTTTAGTGCAGTCTCTGCATCTTGATAATTCTTCGTAACATGTCGCTTATCTGCAATTTCATCATCAATTGTTTCGTGGCCAAGCTCACTTAAAATATCATTAATTGTATAAACCCCAATCGCAAACATTTTGTCAAAGGCTGTAGCCAATTGTACAATGTCTGTAATTTTGATTTTTGACGTATCTATTTTCAAATATGTTCGGTTCAAATATTCATCTTTTGAATAGGACTTGCGATTGAATTCATCTTCCATCATTTCAGCAGGTGGATTCAGTGCAAACATAATAAAGTTATCAGTCTGTTTATCGATGTCAGCCAAATCGCCTTTAAGTAGTCCGCGCGGCACATGAAATGCCATCGCTACATAATTAAAAATATCATCCACTAGGTTACTTATATCTCGACTATCTATTGTTAAACCTGTTTTTGAATCTGACATATCTTCAATTTCAAAACCCTCTTGTAGTTGGAAAGCCACACTTTTCTTGTCTGGATCAAACCAATTCTTCAATTGATTTTCAAACATGTCATCAATCGCCTCTTGCGCTTCGTCATCCTGCGGTCTTAAAAAATCACCTTTAATTAATACTCGCTTATTATTTTTTAGCTTGTAATAACTTTTAGCCGCCTCAATCATTTTCCCATGTGATTCGTATAATTCATTGATCACTGACAATATTTTTGTATCTGTAAGTTTTAAACGAATAACTTCGGATTCTGAATACTTTCTATCAAGTGTCAAATCACCTATTTGGATACCTGAATATACGTTTTCACAGAAGGCGTATTCTTTAACATTAAAGCTATCAGCTATATAAAAATTGTCATTTTCCATGATGATTAAGCTTTCACCTTCATAAATGAGTTTTCGAATAGCTTTATGGAAAAATGCAGTTGCATTTTGATTTTGATTAGGCTGCACATTTAAAGCATAATACATGTTTCCTCTGTTCAATTCCCCTTCTTTATAGGTTTTTATTTCACATCGCGACAAAGCGTTTGCGATAAGATTCACACATATTTCTACAGCTAATTTTTTGTAATAATACTCAGCTGATAACTCATAATAGCAATCTTTCAAACTCTCTAATTTACCTTTTTTAAAAAATCGTTTAATCCATTGCCACATTTCTAATTTCACCTCCTAGTAGCTATAAGTTTTAATAGCCCGTTTAACATTTTCTTTCGTAATAATTTTAGTGGCGAGTAGTTCATCAGCTCTCCACATACCTGTAACAAAACAGTCAAATCCGTCTGTCTTCCTTCGAATTGGCTCTTTCTTTGAATACTCTTTATTACCGTCCTTTTTGATGATGACTAGCACATTATTCGTATACCAGCGCATCAGTGGGTTATCTCCCAAAATAATTTGCTTATTTGCAAATGCCGTTTCTATTCGAGGTGCAAGTAATGCATCTGCTGCCTTCGGATTACGTATAACTTCTACTTCAAATCCAGCATCTTCTAATGCCGTTCGTACTAAATCAGCTCTAAAATTATCAATGATAATCTTTTTAATTTTATAGATTTTACGCGCTTCCACAAAATAATTCACGATATGTTTAATACCAATTGTCGGCTCGTCAACTACAGTAAGCAGCCCTTTTTCTTCCCATTCGCGAATGGGAGCTAATATTTTTTTGTTATCCTTTTCATTCCGCTTCTTTGAATAAGCATAAAAAATATCCGCAAACTCTTTACGGACAAATGAATGAGTTTTAAATGCGTAATTACCTTCTGGTCGGAATAATAATCCGCATGCTGCAAAATCTCTAATACTAGCGTAATCTAAACAACCTATACATTCATGCCCCTTTAATTCAGGCATTTCATTTTCAGTTGCCGCCATGATTTCATCCCAAGAAGCCACCGATTTTTGTAAATCCGTTATTGGACAATTCATGCGTTTGGTCATAAATTCTTCACGGTTTGACGGATCTTCTTCTAAGTCGTCATATTCTTCATAAATTGTGTCTAGAAGACCTTGTGCATATTCACTCAGCGGTTTAGACAACATCGGATTAGCCTTTTCCCAAAGCTCTGGATTATCTACTTCTTTTTCATCATCTAACTTACAGATAAACGGAAATAAAGCATTAGATCGGGCTTCCCCATTTAATACATTCATAGCTCTTTCTTTGAGCTTATCTAAAAAACCATCTCGAATATAACCATCTGTACCGATATAAAATTCTCGTGGATTCGCTTTTTTTCCAAGACCAGAAATGTGTACACGAACATCTTTATTTGTTTCAAAATAATGTATTTCATCAAATACGACTGCACCATCACGCAAACCGTCTTTTGTATTACCATTAGATGTCCTAAATCTAAAAACACTATCTGTTAATTTGGAAATTATTCTAGTAGCTGTTGCTTTGAAATACTTCTGTAGCGTACTATTCCGTTTGATTGTTTTTTCTGCTTCTTCCACAGATGTTTGTGCCTGTTCTTCAGAATTAGCCACGACCGAAATATTATATTCTCTAATACCATGTAAATCGCTAATCAAGAAATTGCAAATAACCGTGATTAATCCATTCTTACCGCCGCCACGACCAAGCATCCACAAATGTTTTCTGTAAAACACGCGGTCATTCTTTTTGAAAAATAAAAAAACGAAAGCAATTAAGAACTTCTGATAAGCATTCAGAGGAAAGTACCACTTCTCCCCAAAATTTATGCAGTCCTCAATCATTTCGTCATTGAAATACAAATCATCACGTGACAAAATATCACGCTCTAAATATTTAATTAAAAGTTCTCGCTCTTTATTAAGCTTGATTTTACCCTTTCGATAAAGGGAAATATATTCATCTACATATTTTTGTCGCAACATGTTAAGTCAAATCACTTCTACTATCACTACCACCATTAGTTGTAGTCTGTGACGGTAATGGTTTATCCAAACCTAAATCTTTACCAAGAGCGATTAACGAAGCATTAATTTTATTTTTCTCTGCGATGGCCGGATTAGGTTTGGTAAATTTTTACGAGCCATTTTCTGTTGTAATCATCACACCAAATTCTTCTATCGCTGCATCTAACATATAATATATCTCTATAAGATTAATATAACGTTCTACCTTCTCAACTTCGATATTTCTATTTTTATCGATGAGCGCCATCAACTCTTTTTTTATCGCATTTAATTTTCTTTTATTCACCATACCCCCCCTTACGCGAGAAAAATCCAAAAAAAATTTGCGAGTACAGAACCCTACCCGTTGAACGAATCCCTTAAAAAAGCCGAAATTTTTTGACCGGGGGGTATTTATTTTACGTATTTCAAATGCTGATCAGCGAAGTCAACGATGTACCAAATTTCTTCGGCAGAAATCGATAACAAATTACATGTGAAATCAAATTTGTTATTGATTTTCAATTGTTCTCGCACCTTATCAATCGTCATGTGTTTGCACTTACGAGTATTGACACAATCTCTTATCTGTTTGTATCGATAGTAAGCGTAACGAGTAAAAGCATTCAGCATGTCTCGCTCATACCAATCACGATACTCATTTGTAATTGCAGCATTGATAACATCTGTATCATATGTCCATGTGCCATCAGTAACTTGCATCCCTACCACCTCTCGTCATTTGCATATTTATTTTTACGCGTTATTTCCAAACGATCATGTACTTCGTTATGGCATTTAATGCATAAGCATTGTAAGTTGTTTAGAGTCAATGACAGATATGGATGAGTCTTTACTTCTTTTATATGATGAACATTCTCAGCTTTGTGATAGCGACCAACTGCTTTACATAATTGACATTCAAAGTTGTCACGCTTCAAAGCTTCTTGTCGTAACTGCATCCACTCGTTTGATTTATAGAACTTCATAAGCTTACCATCAAGGATATGCTTTATCAGCTCTTGTTTACGTGCTTCTTTAATCATTATTCAGCCCTCCACAATTTATAATGATTTGCTCATTAGCTTTTATAGTCTGTTTAGCTTTCGACTTTATATCTTCAAGACTGCACACCTTATTCATAACCCCACGATTAACGCCTACGATTATTTGATGGTCGATAGGATATACAGTCTTCAAGGCATAATAAAAAGCCATACCTGAATAGGAATGACTTATATGTATATTATTTAAATAATGCGATTGCAGAAATTAAGGTTGCAATTAAAGTAATTACTATAGAAAGTCTATCCTTACTATCAGTAACATTATTTTTTAAAATACTTTTAATAGCTTTAATTAATTTGGTAAATTCATATAAAATCGATAGCCAAAATATAGTGAACAAACATACATAATAATAGGTATATATTTCTTTAAATTCTCCTCCTTTATTATTAAAGGCATGAAAATTCCATATAAAGGTGAGAATAATTAAATAATTTATCATGACACGTAACTTTTTTAGTTCACTATGAGTGATAGTTTCAGGATTACTGAAGATATAAAGGCCTTGTATTAGTACTACTAAAGCAATTATAAATATCGTCATTTCACCTGCACTAAGGTAATTAAAAATATCAGAGAATAATCTATTATTTTCAATACATAATTTTGTTAATATTAAGGAAAAGACAATAGATAGTCCTAGCAGTATATAAAATTCAGCCAATTTCTGAATACGTATGTTTTTAAATTTCATAACTCTTCTTTTCATTATAAATCTCCAATGCTTACTGCAATTATTAAAAATAGAAGCCACACCTTGTAGATGTGACATATGTATAACTAATTATTATTACTGTTTTCGAAATTATTATATTGTTCTTGTAGTTCTTCCTCGAAAGATTTAATATGTTCCAATATTTTTGTATAAACCAAGTCAAACCTATCATCTACTTCTTTAATCAAGTACTTTATATCTCTATACATGTCTATATAATTTGTATATCTATAATTTGTACCCGAAAAATGCATTAGAACGCCATTAATATTTAGTGTTAAATCCTTAAAATATTCGGTGTGACATTCTTCTATGTTTGTGATTAGATCTTTAAAATAGCTCTTATAAATATAACACTCACCATACTTATTTATAAATCTATCTCTATGTAATTCTAGTTGCCCTATCAATCCTTTATTTAAAAAATCATCATAGTTTACTTCCTCTTTATTTCTTACACAGTTTTTCATGTAATTATTTTGATCTAATAAATAGCCTGCCCATGAACCTTGTAACTCAAAATATATTGATCTAGTTTGATATAAGATTTCAAGAACCTCTTCTGCTTTCTTCATTTTTATTTCTAACAAAATTCTTTTTCTATCTTTTTCATCTTGTAACTCTAATTGTTTTGTTAATTGCATCCGAGCTATCAAGTATGCTGATAAAGCACCTATTGCACCTCCACCAAGACTAAACAATCCACCTATAATAACGCTTTTATTATCTGCTTCAAGTTTTTCAACACCAATTTGGTATGCAAGTATTGTTAAAATTATAACTGCGAAGAATGTTGCTCCAGCTAATGCACTTAAAAAAATCAATAAATTTTTCTCGCCTTTTTCCACTTTCAAACCCCCATAATTTACTAAATTAATAGTATCATGGGAACGTAATAAAGACTACTCTCTTACGAATGTAGCCTCTCATGCTTGTTTGCGAAATAAGCTACCCCCTCAAGGCATAATAAAAAGCCGATAACATTACGTTACCAGCTTTGGATGTTAGGTGTTACACTAATCCATTTGCACAAGCATCATCCTACCACTTCCTAAATTGGCGTGGAAATATCCCAATTAGGAATCTGCTTTGCTTGCTTCTCTTGTAATAGAGTTTGCCATAAATCACTATTCACTATTGCAAGAATAGCATCCATCTCTAAGAAAGTTATTTGTTCAATCTTCTTGTTTACTCGTTCATAAACATCTTCAACGCTTGTGAAATCATCCCATGGTTTCATTTTATCAAAATGAATATTTCCTATAGTTTGATACATATAATCTTCAAAATCATATGGGTCTTTAAATACTTTACGCATCATTTCGTTTACCACTCGGTAAGTTTCCTCTGTTGTTAATGGTCGGTTGTTTGGTGTGTTAGTCATTTATCCTTCTCCTTTGAGTGTTTTTGTAATTACTTGTTCTAATACCTATTAGAACCCTGCTTAATCAAATATAGAAGAAGCAACAATAATTTAGTCACTATTCCCTTCCTCCTTCCTTTAGGCATAATAAAAAGCCACATCTTAGGATGTGACTTAATCTCTTTGTAAGGATATATATTTACTCCTGTAGATTTCATTTAGAAATAATTTTCATCGATTTGGTTTTGGTATATCTTTTAATTCATTAAATCTAAATCTTCTTTTAAGATAAGATATAGCTTTACTTAAATTTTTGGATCCATTCTTTACAAATAATTTAACTCCATCGTCATAAGCACCTTCGTTTATTTCGTTTACACACATTTCAAGAGCCACTAACCCATTTTCTAAGTCTAGAAGGACATTTATATCCATTTCTTGACTAAAATCATGACTTGTAAGGTTTCGGTTCATTTTGAGTAGTTTTTCTTGCTCAGTTAATTTCGAATAAATAACACTTAATATTTCTTTCTCACTAGGCTCTTCGGCATTTGAAGTATCTTCTGATATTGTCTCTTCAACTATCTCATTTATCGATTTCTCCAAATCCCCCCACCACATATCAAATGCCTTGACTAGTCTACTTTCATCTAGACTCCCTTGTTCATTAGCATTATTTATACTTTTTAATAAACCAAATACATTTTCTCTATCCAAGTTTGTGGCAGATTGAAATTGTTTCAACGGTCCTTCATTTAACATCATAACGTTTGCATTATACAAAATTGGTACAACTTTAGAATCTAACGTTTTAGATAAAGCACCTGCTTCGAAATTGATCCATGGAGCATTAATATTTGAAGGTGTGACAAAAATTAATCCATATGAAGATTCTTGGAGATTTCCTGTAATATTGTTATTCCATCTCTCTCCAAAAGAAATATCTTTGGCTGACATATACGGTTCTACAAATTGTAGCACGTTTGGTAACCATTCTTTAAAAATTGCAGCCAACTGCTTACTTTCTTTACCTGACCAACTTAAAAATACTTGCATATGTATCTACTCCTTTTATCCTAAAATTAACTATTTTTACAATGAATATTGTAAATGATTCGGAGGATAAACAAAAGTAATTAGCAAGAATAAAAAGCCACACCTTGTTAGATGTGACTCTGTGTAATTAATTACTTATTTTCTCTTACAAACCTAAGTTTATTTAAATAATCGTAATTTTTTTTAATATTATTCACTGTAACAAAATAATAAACTATCATTAAAATTACATATGTAATAATCAATACAAATGTTGGCACAGTAGAATTTGTCACAGTATATGTAGATTTTGGCCCAATGTTCACGAAATTCGTCACTAATACAAGTAATAAAGCAAATACAATACTTAAAGTTGATAAAAATAAACCCTTATTAGATGTTGCTCTTTGAATTTCATATTCTGTTGTACTAATCATTATATCTAATTCATTAGCATTTAATATTTCTAAGGACTTTACATCCTTATATTGTTCCATAATTTCACTAATATTAAACAAATTTTTACCATACTTACGACTGATACTTGGCATTTCATACACCTCCTATGTACTATTATCATAAGATAAATGGAATGAATTGTCATTACATGAAATATAAAGATAATAAACTATTGAATAGTTTATCATTTAAATAAATCATCAAATTTTTCCATCAATCGTATTACTTTTTCTTCTTTTTTATTAACAATCATTTCAATTTCATTTTTCAACATTTCGTTTAATTTAGTAAATTTACCAACCTGTGTATCTTCATCGAATTTAGCGTATTCCAACACATTTAAAGAAGCTAATAATCTAACTTGGCCTTGCAAAACTCCACATCCAAGCAAAATAAGACTTTTTTCATATCCGATACTCTCTAACATCTTTTTTGTTTTTTCGTGGGAATATATTTTATCATTTACATATAAATAATAAACGTATAATATTGTTACACCTTCTGTACTTATATCTTCTTTAACAATATTATTATATATATACTTTTTCCAATCTTCATCTGAAAGTATATTGAAATTTTTATCAAATGAAGTTGCTTTCCCTAAATTTACAAGGTCTCTTAATGGATTTGTGATATTTTCATTAATGTCATCTTGAATTCCTTGTTTCACTTCTCGGAGAATTTTATTCAGTCGATCTTCTAAATCATCTACAACTATTCTAATATTGTTACCTTCAAGTTCTTTTGTTGCTGCCTCAACTCTATCTGCAGAATCTTCAAGCTTCTTAGTTGAAGCTACTGTAGTAGAACTTTGATCAAATGTATATAAAATGGCAATAACAGCTAAAATAATCGAAACAATCGTTCCAGCAAAAGCCCAATTATCTAATAAAAAACGATCGTACTGTCCAATATCTGACGACAGTAAGTAAATCATTATTACAAAGAGAAGCCAATAAAATAAATCTTTCTTTTCAATCCATTTAAACAATTTAATCCCACTTTCCTAATGTTAGTCAATAATCCTTTTTTAAGGATAAATTAAAGTATTAGGAAAGTCACTAAAAAATTATAAAGAGACTACCAATTTAGTAGCCTCTCATGCTTGTTTGCGAAATAATCTACCCCCTCAAGGCATAATAAAAAGCCACAACTCATTGTGAGTGTGACTTTTCTTCGTGAGTTATTTTAAAGCGTAATCAGGAACAACAAATACGCGTGTTCCGCATTTATCGCAAACATATTTCGGCTCGCGATCCTCTTTGTATATTCGTTGATATATTAAATCATACGATGGAGTATTACTATCGTACGAATCAGATAACCTAGACCACTCTGATTGGTAACTTAATTTATTTCCGCAATCACAGTAGTTAGAATTTGTACCCTTATCTTCCGACATTGATATAACCTTTTCCTTACTCAAACTATTCACCTCCCATCTACCTATATCATAGGATAAATGGGATAGATTGTAATTATAAGAAATATGAAGAAAAACAAAAATCACATCTATTTACTGTTTCGATCTTAATCAGTTTTAAAGTTTGTCATTATTACTCACTTGGTAACATCTCGGATATTTCGCTGATAAGATGTTCCAATAGTTCATTAAACTTAGAATTCAACTCATGAATCTCTTTATCTAGTTCAGCCTTTTCCTCAAACCAGTTATTAAAGAATTCTTCGGTAGAGTATTCTATTTTCAAATGATCATGTGGTATAAGTTCTATAATAATTGTATAAGATTCAATTAAATCATCTTCGATTTCATTTAATAAACTTAGAAAATCTTCACTGTAAAAAGATTTATAAGAGAAAAATATTTTAAATGCAAATACAAAATCTGTTAATTTCTCTATAAATTTCATACCTTTATTTAAATTATCTCGTGACAATTCTATTTCTTTAATTTCAGGATCCTCAGCAATTATTCTTTCCAAGAATAATCCCAAATCTACACTATGACTTGTATATTCCTTCCAAAATAAATCTAAATCATTGATTTTGTTATTTAGAATTTGTACTACCTCTAATTTTTTATTTACCCTAATTTCCCAAGCTAATTTATTTTTTTCTTTCTCGTATTGCCTTTCTAATAAGACATTCATTTGCCATCTCGCAATAAAATAAGCACCGAATGCCCCTATTGCGCCCCCCAGCATACTTAATACTCCACCTATTATAGCAGCTTTATTAGTACTATCTCCTCCTATTACTTGAAAAGTGATTGCAAAAATTCCAAATAAAAATACTCCTACAAAGAAACAGAGTATAACTTCCAAGACTTTCTTCATTATAATTCCCCCAAAATTCTCTAGGATTATATTACCACGGAGAAATAATACTGGCTACAATCATTATAAAAAGCCACACCTTGTTAGATGTTGCTTTTGTAGTGTTGACGTTTCCGCAAACGTCTATTTAGTTGGTATTGCCTGTTTCTTCATCTGTAAATATATCACGCTTTGACAAGTGTTGGTGTTACCTCTTTGTTACCTTGTGACACTACCTTACGAATATAGCCGTAAGAATATCCTAACTTATCAGCAATCTCTTGATATGTCATACCATCAATAAAACGTAATTTAGCAATTTTATATTCTAAGCCTTCTAGCTTCTCCACGTTTTCACGAATCTCTTTTTCAATAGCTTGATAATGTTCTAACTTTTCTTCAAGTGAAACTATACGTCCATTCAAACGATCGGTACGCTGCGATGCAACATCAAGACCATACTTATCTGCACCTATTGAGGAAAATGGTAAATGCTCATTCTTGCCAATCCAATATTCTTTATCAACCTCCAGCATTTCAATTTCTGCTTTTACAATATCTATAATGCGTAATAAATCCGCATAGTTCTTCATGATCTTCATTTATACTCGCCCCTTAACCATTTTCTTGTTTTGTTTAAATAGCTTCAACGCTAGTTCGTGTAATTCATCTGTTGGCTTGTCCCTTAAAATATCCGATACATCCGTTCCAATTACTTTCCGTTTACCAATACGAAAACCTAATTCATTCAACATTTTAGCAACTCTTGCTACATGTTCATGCAAGACATAAAGCTTAATAGCATGTTGCTCAAACGTTTCTGGAACATACCCTTCAACCATTTCGATATAGTCCTCTAACCTCTTTATTTGCTCTCTTGCTTCATCTATGGTCATTCTTACTTTTGCCCCCTCTACCGCACTTCAATAAATAGACTGGTGCACTCGCCCTTTATCACAAACCCTGTATTATCAATGCTTTAACCTACTTATCAATATGAGTGCACGGCACTCTTTTTTATGTTGTACTGTATAAATAAAAAAGAAATTGTTTAATCACTTCACCCAATCAGGTTTAAAATTGTCCATTGCTTTATCCAATACATCTTGATTGATTCCTACATATCTCAATGTTGTTTCAGGTGAAGAGTGATTGAATAAAGCTTGTAATGCCACTATGTCTTTTGACTTTAAATAGAAATGATAACCAAATGTTTTACGTAATGTATGAGTCCCCATTTCTCTAATTCCACATTCCTCTGCTGCTTTTCGTAAGATTCTATAGGCTGTTGATCTGTCAATTGGTCGATTGTCCCCTTGTCGACTTCTAAAAAGATACTCACCTTCGCTCAAACTTTGAATATATCGTTGAACATCTTTCCTTATATATGGAGGTAACGTAAATCGCTTAGGTTTATTTGTCTTTTTTTCTACGATGTCTATATGAGCGTAACATCCTCTTTGCGGAGCTGTAACATGTCTGATATTCGAAGCCCAGCGCTTATCCCAATGTAGAACAGCATATAGTCTCTTTCATTCATGCTTTTTAAATATTGAAGCATTGCATTTACCTTTTCTGGATCACGTATTGGTTGAACAACTTTCATTAACAATCCCCTTTCTGTCTAAATGCTCCCTTTACTCATTTATAACTTTAGGTTGGCGTCTTTTTGACGCTTGCGCATTAGCTTCTTTGCTTAACCCCTTTTGTACTAACTCTGTATCGTACTCATGTCCTCTACCCCATTAATAAAATAAAAAGAGGCACCAACAAAACAGGTCATTACCTGTCTGTTAGTGCCTCCGGTATTTTCCGTAAAGGCTGCTATTAAACTCATAATATAGTTTATCAATTCTAGTAATATCCAACACTATGTTTAAAACACAAATTACTCATTATGCTTAATTATCTCATCTACCATATCCATCAACTTTTAATTTCCTTCAAACTTTTAGAAAATTACTTATTTTATCTTTTATAACAACTAATTAAAGATTTTCAAACGATGCAGCAATTTCGGGACTTTGTTCTCTAATGCTATCTCCATATTCTCTGAGTTTCTTAATTAAATTTTCACCTTTTAAATCATTATCTCTTTTCTTATTTATGATTTGAATACAATAATCTATCCATTCATTGTTACTTTGAATTAAATCCATAAAACTATTAATATAAACTTCACTCGACTTTATGAACTCGGCCGTAATTAAGTCTTCTAGAGATTCTTTAAACATTCCCATTTCCTTACGAACATTCGATCGATTAAAAAAAAGAGATGCATTACCGATATCTTTAGAATCGGAAACTTCAATAGCTTTGGAATAATTGAGGTGAGCCTTTTGATGAAATGTCGTTCTTAACTTTTCTGTTGTATCATTGTCACCCAGAAATTTATAAACGAGTGCACAGTCGTTATAATCATGTAAATTTAACTCATTCTCATTTGCTTTAACTAGATATTCATCAAAAATAATTTTAGCTTCTTCATAATTATGGATTCGCTGTTCCTTATTTTTTGTTTCTCTAGCATAATCGAAATGCAATTTAGCCCAGTATCTATAATTTTTAACTAAAATAATGATTCCATCAGCAACTGACATTCCCTTTTCGTAATACTTAATGGCCTTTTCGTAATTATCCATACCACGATAAACCTCTGCTACTTTAAAAAATATTTGATAATCAGTATTATCATCATTATTTATTATTTCTTCTATTTCATTGAGTTCAATTTCTATTTTTTCTTTGTCTTTATTTTCATTTATTAAATCAACCACCTGTTGCAATAAAGCAAATATTTTTTCTTCGTCATCTGACTCAGGTATTAGATTTACCATGCCATCTTCTGAAATGATAACAATTATGCATTTTTTATTTAATCCTTTAATTTTTTCTAAATAACGATATGCAGAATTATATCTCGCTCCTCTACTAGCGTCACCTATATTTTCTTTGGCAATTCCATCTAAGATTACACCTATTGCGTGACATTTACCGTTCGTATCAAAATATATCGCTCCATCTATAGATGTAAGATATTCAATGTATTCTGGTATAATTTGTTTTTGTTTAGATTCTATCGGAATTGACTGCTTTTTCAGTGTTTTCAGTTCAGAAACAGCAGTTTCATAGTCAGTAATTACTACCATTGTTCCATGTTTTTGTTCTTTAGCGTTCAATACTACTTGTTCAAGATATTCAATTACATCTCCATCCATATGGAATTTTCCATCTTTTAGAAGTCTTTTGAATTTTTCACTAGTAAAACCATCTCCTCCGATTAAAGGGCTTTTAAAAGATACTTTTAAAAGATTTTTATCAATAATTTCTAAATCCCTATTTATTTGACATGTTTTCCTTCCGTTTTTAACCGCTATATCCCCATTGCTTGATCCATTTTCTTTAGTTGTTATTAGGTTAATATTATATTTAGATACCCCTTTGAAATCTACCCTTAGCAAAATATAATCATCTATTTGACTCCAATTTATTTTTCCTAAACCATAAATCGTTTCATGATCAGAAATTAAATAAAGATCTTTTTCATTATTGGTCAATTCAAGTAATTTTCTTATTAATTTTGCATCATTTAGTGCAATTAAATTGTCTTGAAACTTAATAGTATAAACAATTGGATTATTATCGCTGGATAGCACTTCTCTATTAAGAAATAAGATGGATCCAAACGGGTTACTACCTTCGTATGTAAGATTTGAAATATCATCAATTTTTTCTAACATATCATAAAAATAATATTGATTATTCAATTCAACATCAAATACAGGTATTATTTCTTTAATCTCACTTTTTTTTAGTAATATTTCTTGTATTTTTCCAAAATATAGTCTCGTTATTCTTCTATTAAAGTGAACACTGTCTTCGTTATATTTTTTGTTTGTATTATTTCCACTCATATTTAACATATCATTTTGATTCTCAATAAAGTAATCAATAAAATAATAATCTAAAACCATTCTTAAGAAGCTCAAGTCAGGATATTTGTAGAATAAATCAATAGTTTCTATATCTACACTTCTGATTTCAATTATATAAATTACATCCCCAAATTCTTTTTCATAGCTATTCATATACAAAATTCTTGAATTATCTTCTTGCATAAAGGTTGACGTCTTATTAACTACTTCAACAGTACTTAACTTTTCATTTTCTTGAGATTCATTTAATATTTGTTGTGAATTATTTATCGAGCTCAGAAATTTTTGACGATTTAAATAATCTTTGAATTCTGTCTTCAATTCTTTTTCTTTAAAAGATGCATCTAAGCGCAATTCCTTAAATATATAATTTAATTCTTTAAGATTGTCCTGACTAATCTCTGGCTCTCCAATATTATTAAATGATGTAATATTTTTTTTCAATCTATATATTTCTTTGCAACTGTTTTTTTTATCCAATACAATAGAGTAAAGCCTTAGATTAAATTTTTTATCAAGCATTTTTATTATTTCATTAAGTTGACTGTAAACAAGTTTATTTAATGTTTGTATATTTTGATTCAATGATGACATTTTCGATTCACTCACTTCTCCTGGAGGTTTATATGCGACTTTTATTATAGAAATCAAAAGGAGTACTTATTAACAGCAGAATCCTAAGCAATACATACACACTTCTCTATCTACTAAGAACTAAATGCTTCCTTCGGAAGATTATTATACCAAACATTGAACAAACTATCCTTAAAATACAAAAACAGTAAGCTAAATTTGTAATCAATCACTTCATTTCTATTTAATTTTCCTTCATTTCAGAATTCTAGAAAAGACAGCAACTCATATTTATGATTTTAAAGTATCTTGTATATGAGGCAATTACACCTTGACTAAAGTAGACGTGATAATTAAACCAACCTAAACAAAGAATCATATTTTAAACTTATTCATAATATTTCTAAAAAGGAGTAACTCCATTTTTTATTTTTTCAAAATGGAGTTACTATCAAATAAACAAACATATAGTTTTCTATAATTTTTTATTATTTGCTACTAATTTCAAGTCAAAGTCACCTGTTTTTTTCTCTATTTTTTTAATGCCCCAACACGTCTGCGCTTACTTTCGCTCACTTCAAACACCTTTCCATGTTGCCACTGAATAGAATCTTGTCCATACTCTTTAGGCTCCAGAACCTCTACAACTGCCCCTTGTTGTACAATGTATACTCCATCACCTAACACGCCTAAATTACCCATATTGCCCATATAAGCCACTCCCTGTATAATTGCTTTAGTTGTATTAAGCAAGAGAGCTTAATTGTAGGGATACGGTTGCCACCGTACCCTACGCTATCCATTCCAATTCATGTACATCACATAAAATGACTTCATCAGCAAATTCCACTGCCACTGTATTTTTCTTAACCTCAAGCACTGTCCCAAGTTCCCCAATCAACTGCTCAAAGTAATATTTTCGATAATTATGGATTTCCCAATTGATTGACTCATCCACTAGCAAAAGCTTTACCCTGTCATGAATCTGAAAATCATGTTTTTGATCTGCTGGACAATCGAAGATACTTAACTGCTGCATGCTAAATCATTTTTAGACACTGGACCACGTTTACCAGTCAGCCCCTGCCATACCTTCCACTCATTTAGCTCTCGGGTTGTAATGCCGTAATACTCTGCTATTTGATAGTTTTTCAAACCCATCTCCTGCAAATCCAAGTACCGATCTATTGTTAAAACCATGCCATGTGCAGTCATCGATTCTGCTAAAATATCATTTTTAGTTTTTTTACTAGACTCTTTAACATCATGAAGGTTTAACAGATTTTTACCGATTTGTTTGAATTTTATGAAGATGTCGCAAGACTTACAGCTTTTAGCATTACGATCATATCGATTTGGACAGGTAACACAGTGCTGATTGTGTAATGCATTCTGCTGATTTAAAAGCTCAATTCTTTGATTCATTTCATTCCCTCCTTTGATTGTCTCTCCATCACACAACACCAGTGACCGCTGTAGTGATGTCTTGTGAATTTACCAACAATACGCCATTGTCTTTTTTCGTTATCTGCAACTTTCTTTTGTAAATCGTGTTGTGTAACTGCATTGACCACTTTACGTCCATAAAAATGATTACTCACTGCTTACACCAATCTCTCGTTCATGCTCTTTTCCATTTGGGCATCATAAGTACGATTCAGTTCTTCGTCTGACAATTTATCAAGGTATTGCTCTGAATACCATGTCATTAAGTGAAGAATAAAAACTAGTTCACTTCGCATTCTCTTTAGCACTCCCTAGCTTTTTTAATATTTTTTGACGTTCGGCTTCAAAATCAATTTCTTGACCGATTTCTACAGTTGTCTCCTTTGCGTTCTCCTTCTCCTCATTACGATTATTGAACCATTCAGGAACAACCTCAGTACGCCCTTGTCGACGAAAATTAGATGGTGAATTAACATTATTCTCTTTTGCTTTATCAGCTTTGATTTGGCGGATAAGCGTTGTCGCTTTTTCACGTAATTTTTTTGTTGAGAGAATATTCGATTTCCAGAACTGATTCTCTTGTGACCAATCAATTAGATATTCGATCTGTTCAACAGTTCTGTTATCCTGTTCCATCATCAAGCGAATACTATCAGCCCAAGTATTCATGTTTGGTTGTTTAAAACTTGGGTCATCAATCAATATTTTTTGATAGAGTCTATTAGCTAATTGGTAATGCACAGAAGATTCGTCGTAAACTCGTTTGCGACTGTTTCCTTTTCTCTGTGTAGTCTCTGTAGTAGTCTCTGTGTATTCTCTGGTTATTGGTACCGCCATTTTGTCGGGAACGTTCACGTCATTTTGTCGGTTTCCTTCCTGACAATTTGGCGATTTCGATTCCGTCATTTTGTCGGGTTGCATTCCGTCATTTTGTCGGCTTGCATTTTCATGCAGTTTGCAAAGGGTTTCGTACTTAATTCGATACCATTTTGTGCGATCCATTTTGAGTTTGTTATAATTGCCAGCTACAAGAATTTCTAAATCTTCAAGGCTCTGAATTACACGTTCTAGTGTGCGTTTTGACCAAAATGGGAACTCCTCATGCCACTCATCTATAGTTTTGTACACCCATTTATGACCATCACGATTGTTAGTTGAAACACGTAACCAATAATGTACTTGTTGTAAAACGATTGCGTTATTTAATCCGATTTCCGCAGCAAGCGTCGGTAACACTTGCAAAGGTGGTTCATTAATTAATAGATTCATGATGCTTCACCTCCCCAGTTAGAGACAAAGCGTAATGCATCTTGAAGCTCATGTTGCTTCACGTCACGATAAGAGCCCACTTGATAACGTTCTTTGATGGCAGACCATATCGCTCGAAATAGAGCTCTTCTACCATCCTTTTCATCACCTGCCAATTCGTAAACTCGTAGGTTCACTTCTTTTCGCAAACGTAATTGTTCCCCAGAATGCAATGTAACCTCTTGTAATCTTTGTTCCAAAGTTGTCACCCTACTTTCAAGTTGTTGGTAATCTTCTAGGCTAATTGCCAAAGTGTGTTTTTGCTCAATCTGTGGCTTGTCCTCTAACATTGTGTAATAACTATTAATTAGTGCCCGATATGCTTCTTTAGCCTGCTTACTCTTAGAAAATTGAGCATGTAAAAATGCCCCTTTTTCAGTCCAAAGATAAAGAACCGAAACATATTTAAGGGTAGCGTCATTTTGACGTTCGCCTTTAAATGCTTTTAAATCTTCACCTGTTAGAGCAAAGTAATGTACACCTAGTTCAAATTGTTCTTGATTTCGTTGAAAGTTGCGATTGATAGTCTTGCTATCTGTCTTAAACGATTCAGCCAGTTGTGCACTAGTTAAAACGCGTAAATTCCCATGCACAATAATTTCTGGTAGCATGAAATGCCTCCCCTTTCTTGCTGTTTCATTAGATTTTTGTTATAGTATCTGTAATGTAATTTCTTAGCCGCTTACTTGCATGCCAGTGCTTGTAAGCCTTTTTTATGCTTATTTTTAAGGGTAGCGTCATTCTGACGCACGGCTCTGTAAATATATATTGTTCAACAGGTTTCATAGCAAGCCAAGCTTTTACATCAATCCTCAACTGGATCACCTGCCTTTCAGATGCATTCGCATCATCGGACTCACAAACAAACAGCTTATGAATCCTGTGATAAGAACGAATCAAACAACTTTTAACGGTTTTGTGTTCAGCTTATCGATTTCATGAATAACATCCTCCAAGCTACTCACACGCCCTTTTTGTAGGTTATAAGCAATAAGCTTTTCAATATGATCTTCATGATTTTGCCCATTGCTTAAATCTGCAACCGCAACAGCACACTCATGTAAAGATTCCTTTTCTTGATTTAAGTTTTTATATAGTTGTTCCAGAATTCGATTCATAATTAAATCCTCCTCAAGTTGACTTTTTTAGAAAGTTTGTCCATAATAAAGTTACAAAAAATTAATAGTTCTTGAACTGTTCCTCGCCAAAGTTTCAGTTCAATTAGATGCAGGTGCTTATGCGCTTGCATTTTTTGTTTTTTATAATTAAGTCTTTGATTTTATCCATAAAAACCTCCCATGATAAACATTGGTATTGTTTGCAAGAACTGTACAGCTGCATCTGTGCTAAATAATGTAGCAACTACTACATCTTGTGAGTTTGTAATCGCTGCAGCTTTGGCTAAGAATTTTGCTTCAATCACAACCAAATTCTTTTCAATACGACTAATTGTCGATTGAGATGTATGCATCAAATCCGCAAACGCCTCTTGTGATAACTTTGCACTCTCGCGACATTTTTTGATTAATCCACCAATATCAATATTCAATTTGTTCACCACCTTTATGCAAAGGATGCATATTATGCATGCTACGCATAGAAAAATATTAAAAATTCACTAATATATACATATGAGGTTATTGCCCAAACCTCTTTATAAGCCCTTAACCAATACTGAAATCTAAATTCCTAAAACATACCCGCCCGGTGTTTGATTTTTAGATTTCCCAGTTATTCATAATGTTCTCTACAAGTAATTTGGAAGTTGGCTCATATAACCATACCTTCTTCCCATAACGCCCGTTACGACGCTGGTATTGCCTAAAGCGTGGATCTTTTTTAATAATCTCTTGCTCAATGGTTTTTTCACAAAATGGAGTTGCTTGTGCCATTTGTTTTAAGTCCCAAAACAGTATTTTTGGTCGAGCAGCTTCATGTATTAAATTTTCAAGTGTTTGCTCAATAGATTCTTTTGTGATGCCCCCCATTTTTAAAATGGTTTCAAGAATCATACTTTCACTAGGCTGACTGTGTATCATAAAGTTCCTCCTTACTTTTTGCACTCTTAAGAAATTGCTATTTTAGCAATCTTTTCGATAAAAAAATTTTCAGTGTTACATTTAAGTGTATTTGCCAATAAAGGTAATTGCTCTGCTTTGAAAGCATATGTTCCATTTTCATACTTTAAGTATGTAGAAGCATTTTTCATACCCATCTCATCTGCAACCTCTTGAAGCGTTAAGTTTAACTTTTGTCTTCTTTGTTTTACATACTCCAAATTAAATATTTTCAATATATGTCACCGCCTTAGAATTTCTGTTTTAGCAACACCTTATACATAATATACCATTGCTATTTTAGAAATTCAAGCATAAAATTTCTGATTTAGAAATTTATTTATTTCCAAAATGGAAACGTGATATATTAAAGATACGAATTCACTGAAAGTGGTGAAATTATGAATATAGGAAAAAGAATTATCTCGTTACGGGAAAATAAAGGTTGGACTCAACGTGAACTTGCAAATCGTGTTAGCTTGAATGTTAGTGTTATGAATAGAATTGAATTAAATGAGAGACCTGTCAAAGATAGCGAGTTAATTAATTTAGCAAATGTATTAGGCGTAAGTACTGACTACCTTCTTGGGCGTACAGACACTCCTGCACTTACTCACGATGAACAAGATGAGGCTGAGTTTCAAGCTTTTGCAAACAATCCAGAATTAAACGTGTTTTATAAAGAGCTACCTGAATCAGAAGAAGAAGCTGTGAAAAGACTTCGAGATTTTTGGGAAATCATTAAGCACGACTATAAAAAATAGGCAACTATCACTACAGTTGCCTTTTTTTAAAATGATTTCAAACTACTATCCTTTAGTTTTTTTGTGGAAATGTATCAAATTTATACATCAAATAGAAAAAATATCAATTTTCCCTACTTTCCCGCTAGTAGGGTTTTGTTGTACACTTTAAACAGAACATTTGTTCTCACGATTTATGAACGGGGATGTTTGGATGACAACTTACACAGAAGACTTCATTAAAGAAATGTATAAAAAAATAGGAATCGAAAAACCAAAACAATTAGGTTTCCAAAATATTTCCGGAGCTCTAGGAATCAAAGTATATTTTTGGAGAAATTCAAGTCAGGCCCTATTTATCGGGTCTCAAGCATTCATTGCTTTGAATGAGAATTTAACTGTTTCTCAACAATGGCAGGAATTTTGTCATGAACTTTCTCATGTACTTCAACATAACGGACATCAAGGATATCGAGGTAAAATGCCGAGGTCTTGGATAGAGTATCAAGAGAATAAAGCAAATAACTTTATGTATCATGCTTGTATCCCTAGTTTTATGTTAGATACGCTAAAAATCAATGATTATACGTTTTCAACAGTTATCATGATCCAAAGGCTATTTAATGTTGAATATGAATTTGCTTTAAGTAGAGTAACACAATACATAAATAATAGAATGCAGCTTTACTGTTGTTCTTAAAACATATATTTTGCAAGATATTGAAAGGAGTGATGCAAGTAAATCCTACTCAGAGTTCCTGAAACATACCTGCCCGGTTAATTAAAGGACGTGAGTATATGGCTAGACCAAAATTAAAAAAGACACGTAGAAATAATATCTATAGTTACACTGATACAAAAAATAAAAAAAAATATGCTTATCGGTACAAATATTATGATTCGCTAGGTAAACGAAAAGAATTATACAAGCAAGGCTTTGATTCGGACCGTGATGCAGAAGTTGCTTTAGCTAAATTGATTTGTGAGACTGATAGTTTTTTAAAAGTTGTTGAGAATAAAAATATAACTGTTTCACAGTGGATGGATATATGGTTTGAATCGAAAAAAAATGATTGGGCAATCTCTTCAAAGAAATTAGCAAAGCAAAATATTGATTTATATATAAAACCTCTCCTAGGTAGTTACAAATTATCTAATTTAGACTATTTGACATATAAAAAGGAGTTTATCGACGAACTGTTAAAAACCAAAAGTGTTAATACAGTTAAAAGTGCACACAGTAAATTTCTCGATGCTGTAAATCTTGCAGTACGAAATGAAGTTTTACCTAAAAATAGATTTTCATCTATGACAATATCTAAGGAAAATGAAAAAAAGAAAAAAAGTATCAATGAAGAAAACGATTTAAATTTTTTGAATGAAGATGATTTAAAAAAATTGCTACAATTCATAAAAAAAGCAGACGATATGACCAAAACGGCAGTAATTTGGACAATTGCATTTACCGGAATGAGAAAAGGAGAAGCCGCAGCATTACGTTGGAAAGATATTGACTTACAGGAAGGTACAATTAATATCTATGAAACTCGTGACCATTTAGGTCAACGAGAAGCTAAAACAAAAAATAGTATACGTGTTGTAGAGATTGAACAAAATTTATGTTCACTATTAGAATCTTATAGAAAGAAGTCTATTGAAAAAAAATTAGAAAAAGGAGTTTCACATAAAAATACAGATTATGTTTTTATCAACTTAAAGACGCTACATTGTATAGGAACAAATTTTGTTGCCAACATTTTAATCAGTGTTTATAAAAAAAAGGTAATATCCAAATATATTTCGCCGCATGGACTTCGCCATTCTTATGCAACAATCTTGTGTGGACAAGGAGTTCCTATCCCTGTTGTAGCTAAAATAATTGGTGATACTCCAAATACAGTAATGGTATATTACGCACATTCATTAAAAGAAAAAGAAAAAGAGGCTGTTCAAATATTATCAAAAGTTTTGCTCTAA